AACAAAAAGATCAATTCAGTTGTGGACCATTAGCGTTAGTAAATGCGTTAAAATGGTGTGGAAAAAAGTCTTCTTTAAAAGAACTGAAAACAACACTTCAAACTACTCGTACCCAAGGTACTTCCCATAGCATGTTGTCTAATACAATATGCAAAGTATTTAATACACATAAGATATCATCTCCCACAACAGCTTCCATAGAGAACCACCTATCTACACACGGTAGTCTATTGCTACAATACGAATGGACTAAATCTAAAAAAGGTCATATCGTTTTAATTATTGGGCAAACTAATCATTATTATTATGTGGTAAATTATTTTTTTACTAAAACAGTAAGTAGGGTGAGTAAGTCTACTATCGAACGCATGATTAAGAACAAGCCATCTTTTGCATGGCTCCTGTCCAGATGAGCGAATTCGATTCTAATTCCTGAATTCTAAATTCTCTCTTCACTTCACTTGTTTTGTTTACAAAACAAAAATATGCGTTTACGCATATTTATTCTGACATCCAGGGTAGTATAGATTAGATTAGTTAAGTAAAAGTTTTCAAAAGCTCTACATCTTATGTTACAAACAACATCGCACTTTTTAACTCAGTTTTCAAAATATATTTTCAAATTATAATGATTGTGTCAATTTGGTATCATAATCACATGAATGATGATATGGATATATATAAAATGCTAACTAAGAGATTGCTTATAGTAAGCGTTGCCGTGACTGTATGGCTAGCAGCAATAGTTTATGGAGCTTATACGGTTGCCAAGACTATAGCACCCCTATTCAAGCAAGAAGGAAATTTCAATGATTGATATAAAGCAGTATATGAAAACTATTCAAGAGCAGACATTCAAAATTGAAGTTCAAGTTGAAGAGGGTGGCAAAATGCCATCTAAAGCCCATATGAATGATGCCGGCTTTGACGTCTACTCTACAGAAGACATTTATCTACTTCCAGGTCAAGTTAAGAAAATTCCACTTAATATTCGCTTTAAGCTACCAATGTCATCTTGGGCAGAGATCACAACCAAATCTGGTCTTGGCTCACAAGGTCACCTTGTGTACGCTGGTGTTATCGATCAAGATTATCGCGGCATTGTACATGTTATTATGACCAACGTCAATCTTATTGAAGGTTTAGACGCTGACGGCATCCCATTAATGAGAACAAAGCCAATCATTATTAATAAGGGTGACAAAGTCGCACAACTCATTATGAGTCCATATTCTAATCAATTCTATATGGAGTCAGTAGACTCTATAGACACGAATACAAGTCGTGGGGAGGGCGGATTTGGCTCATCTGGCTCCAAGTAATTTTGAAGATAAAGTAGAACGTTATTTTCAGCAAATATTCAAAGCAAGTGAAGTTTCTGTTAGATTTTCTACATATACTCATATGTCTAACGATGCCAATGGATCGTATTTCAATAGTACAGAGAAAATGGAGATGGCTGTAGATTTAAAGTTTTATAAAAATGCAATTAGCGATACAATCAAGACGTATGAAACTAATATGCAATTATTTAAATATGCCGACTTAAGATCCAAAAGATCAGATTACAATTACGATATTGTAGCTTACAACCTTAGTTTCGACTTATCAGATTGTGACAAATTCCTAGCTGAATTGTCAGATTTGAATAAAAGAGTATTTGATCAAAATTTTAACCAAGATTTAGAAGCAACATTAAGCTCTACTTAGAGCTATACAATATACTTTATCATCTTAGTATAATCCCCTTACTTCATATAAGGGGTCTCAATTGAGCAATTTACTTAGTCTTTTTAATACAACTGTGAGAGTTCAAGACTCTGCTCCAATGAGTCCAGACTCAATTTGGCCTAAAAACACAGAAGTTGTAATTACCAGGATTCCTATTCGGAAACGAGATGGATATGATCCTGTCACATTTGCAGAGTTTGCAACTAGACTAAAAAACCACATGGTTCCAAATGGAATTGTATTTCTTATCTGCTATGCGCCTATCGAAGCTAAGTGGAGACCATTTGAATTAGGTAAAATTATGTCTGATGCTGGGTTTACACATATTGATAACCTAGTTATTAAGAAGACCTGGTTTCCAGGCAAACGGTCTGAAATCAATTTAGTTAACTCCCATGAGTATGTTATGTATTTCTGTAATGGTAATGTTTGGAAATTAGATCGTCTTCCAATTAGACAATATCTAAAAACAGAATCAGATGTAACCTGTCCAGGTAACACGTGGGAAATAGAAACAGGTTCACTAGACGAATCATACCCCGCAGAACTCGCAGAATTACTTATAAGAATGACCGACTGCCTACCAGGCTCAATAATATTCGATCCTTACGGTGGGGGAACAGCCTCACTCAAAGCAGCCCTTAAACTAGGCCATAGTTACCATGGTTTTGAAACAGATTCAAAACAACTTAAGAAGTGTGAGAAGTTGGTAAAAGAACATAATGAAAAGTAAAGGAACTAAATATGTTTTACGAGAAATCTAAAGCCAAGAAGATTATTACCAATAGAGCTGAGTTAAAGGACTTAGTATCTAAGACGCTAGATGATATGGCAACAATTGTCGGCTCGACACTTGGTCCAGGCGGTCGTCCGGTTCTCTTAGAGCGTGAAGGTCTATCTCCAATCGCAACTAAAGATGGCGTTACTGTTGCTAGACATCTTGGTGTCGCAAATGCAGAAGCAAATCTTATTATCGATGCTGCTAAAGAGATCTGCCTTAATACTGCAAAACAGGCAGGCGACGGAACAACTACAGCTATCGTCCTTGCTAATGCTATCACTAAGCACGGTATGAAATTTCTACAAGATAACATTAAATACAACCCTCAGCGTATGGTAAATGAACTTCAGCAAGTTTATGAAGATGTAATTGTTAAATTCCTACAAGACAATGCAAAGAAGATTAAATCCGATGAAGAGCTAACTGACGTAGCAACTATCTCAGCTAACGGCGACCTTAAGATAGCTAGAGCCGCTGTTGAGGCTGTTCTTGCTGCTGGTGAGGATGGAACTGTTCTTGTGGAGGAATCGCAAGATGCCAGTATTCGGGTAGAAATTATGGATGGTTTTATCGTCACTTCGGGTCTTAGAGATCTTGGAAGTATTGGACCAGCATTTATCAATGATAAGACAAACCAACAATCTAAAATGGACAATGGTATTGTTTTCTTGTATGATGGAACCATTAATGATTTGAAAGTGATGGCAACCATTCAGACTGCTTTAGAGGGTGGATCTGAGTTATACGGAATGCCACTAATCATTTTTGCTCATGGATTTGCAGATATAGTATTAGATAAGTGCGCCAAATCTACAAAGAGCGGCTACACAATTATTCCTGTAAAAACCCCAATGGGCGGATATGCAAACTCACGAACCATGTTCCTAAGTGATATGGCCGCTTATACAGGTGGTTTTGTATTTGATCCCATTACCATAGAAAATGGAATTGTATTAAATGATGAATCTGACGGTTTTGGCCGATTCTTAAGAGCTAAGGTAAACCTATATGAAGGCCTGATTACATCTGAAGTATCTACGGACATTATTGATGCGCGTGTTGCAGAGTTAAAAGCTATTGCAGAAGTAGCCCCAAGTGAAAAAGACAAGATGCATATCAAAGCGTCTATTGGTAAGTTGACTGGTGGAGTATCCACAATCTGGGTGGGTGGTGGATCTGAATTAGAGGCGCGTGAAAAGAAGGCCAGAGTAGAAGATGCTGTTGAGGCTATCCGTTCTGCTATAGCAGAAGGCATTATCCCCGGCGGTTGCGGAGTTCACCTTGTCCTAGCAGATATTATCGCTAACCACAAAGATTACAAACCATCATGGTCTATCATGGTAGAAGCACTAAGGGCACCTTTTGCACTTCTTCTGTCTAACTGTGGTGAAGATGTTGATGTAGTTTGGAATGCAATCAAAGGAAATATAGTTAATCGCACAACGCCTCCAAATCTTATATTTGATGCAAATAAGCATGAACTCGTCGATCCGATGAAAGCAGGCATTATTGAACCAGCCAAAGTTTGTAGAGTTAGTATTGGTAATGCATTATCTGTAGCTTCTCTTCTGATTACTCTTGGTGGCGTTGTTGTTGTTCCCCGAAATTCAGATTTAGAAAACCAATTAGATTTAAGTAAACAAGCATTCCGGGACATGTTCCACGGGGAAGGGGTCGGGCAAGTATGAGTTTCCTAACAGAGCTACTGAAAAAAGAATGGGCGAGATACGTTTTAACATTAGTTGCAGGTGTAGCTATTGGAGCAATCACCTATCCAACCAAGGATATAGAGGAGCGTCTCACTAAGAAGTATAGTCAAGAAATATCCGTTTTAAAAGAGACGCATAGCAAAGAGTTAATACAGGTTAAAGAGACCATGGATGCTACAACAAGCAATTATAATAAAACTATTGCTGAATCTGAAAAGAAAGTAACCTTACTAACTAGTGAGAACAAAACGCTGCGCAGTAAGAAGAAAACCTCTTATTACAAAATAATCAAACCAGATGGCACGATTGAAATTAAGAAGTTTTCTGAATCTGAGGACTCTGAATCTAGCCAAGTGATCACGCAAATTCAAGAAGAGCAAAAACAAAAATTGATTGCTATTGAGATTAAGTATGAAGAAATTCATAAAAAACGGATTGAAGAGATTAAGAAAGACTTTGATACCAAAGAGTCTTCCTATAAGAAGACTATTGAAGAGCTAGAGTCTAGTAAAACTATCTCTATTAATAAGAAGAAGTTTGGAGCCGAAGTTGGCGCAAATACAGAAAAACAATACTATGTTCATGGTACTGGCACGCTATTTGGTCCAGTTTTCGTAGGTATTCATGGTGAGGCGAATAAAGAGATGGACAAGAAATCTATTGGTCTTGGTGTGGGTATAAACTTCTAATGCCAAGATACGTGTTCCATTGTGAATCCTGCGGACGGTCTGAAAACCTGATTACATTATCTACAGTTAAAGAATTCGACTGTAAGTGTGGTCATAAGCTGTTCAGAAAGATGCCCACTATCGCTGTACATAGAGTGACAGAGATAATGGATAAGTACACAAATACGACAAGAGATCAAGACCATGAGTCTCTTACAAAGACTAGAAGAGACGATAATTATTGGCTCGTTGAGGTACCTCGTTTAATAGAAACGTGTTCTCTTGAGACATCGCTTGAAAACGGATGGCTTGTGTATAACGAGAAGGATGAGCTCGTTATCAACAAACCACCGAGTAAAAGATGAAAATAAAAGAATTAGAAATAGAAAATATTCTCAGTATAGAGAAAGCTAGTATATCATTTGATGATACTGGACTAATTCTAGTAGAAGGATGGAATCATGACAGCGGCAGAGCAAACGGCGCAGGAAAATCGGCGATATTCAATAGCTTATCATTCGCACTCTTTGATAAGGTTCCTAGAAAAATTACTGCCTCTGAAATCCTCCGTCGAGGAACTAAATCTGGCTTTGCAAGCGCAACTATTGAGTCAAATGGCGATACATATACCGTTAAACGGACTAGACCAAAAGGAACAGAATTTACCAAAAACGGCGTTAATATTAACATTACCCAAGAAGAGTTTGAAAAAATTATCAAACTTACATATGACCAGTTTATAATTTCTGCCTACTGTGCTCAGAGTGGCTCTAATCGATTCATATCATTAAATGATGCTGACAAGAAGACCTTTCTCCTCAAACTCCTAGACCTAGATAAGTTCCAAGAACTTAAAAAAATCGCAGACGAACATATCAAAGAAATATCACTAGCCATTAGTGTGCTACATGTTAAGCATACTACAGCTATATCAAAAATAGAGGCATACAGGGAATCTCTGATAGACAGAGATGAAATCGCTATTCAAAACAATGAGCTCACTAAAGAAATAGAAGAACTCCAAGTCAAACTTCTATCCATAGAAGAAGTACCTAAACCCGATTTGTCTCACTATATTAGCTTAGAGAATCAACTCTCTCTCAAAGAGAAAGAGATTCTAATTGCTAAGACGACTAAAACTATGCTGCATAATCAGTACAAAAAGATTAATGTCGGTATCCATGAGTTTGAAATGAGTGATACCTGCCTAGAATGCGGTTCTACGATTAGTACAGAGAATGCAAGGCAGCATCATGACCAAAAGCAAGAAAGCCTTAAGCTCGAAGCAGTGTCGTGTAAGTTGCAAATAGACGAACAAGATGTCATTGTCTCAAGAGAAAATGATATCCATAATATGAAATCAAAGATATTTGCTAAGAAAAACAAAGAATTAGAAAGCTTCAATACGGCTAGCCAGATAGCTATCAACCTTAATTCACTCATCAGTAAGAAGCAAGACCTCGTCGAATCTAATAACGTAAAACTTTTAAAAGACATGGATTTATTAAATAAAATCAATAAGTTAAGTGATCTAGCCGCAATTTGTGAGGCGCAAAATGATAATAAGAGCAAAGACTTAGAGTTTTACAAAGCACTATCTTCCATCTATTCCCCGACTGGAGCACCAGCCTATGTCCTTGATTCTATTGTCGATTCTTTCAATGATACAGTTATTAAATACATAGAATTAGTATGGCCAACAGCCTCGTATTCTTTGAATTCTTATAAGCAGACCTCAAAGGGCGACGTAGTGGCTAAATTTTCTGAGTCGCTGATAATGGACGGTATCGATGTGTCTATTGGTAGTTTGTCTGGTGGAGAGCTGAGAGCCCTATCTTTATGTGTAGACTTCACTGTAGTAGAGATCTTACAGAAGAATTTCGGCATCTCTATCAATCCAATCATCCTAGATGAACCATTTGATGGTCTTGACGCATCGGGCAAAGAGGTAGTGATAGAACTGCTTGAGAAGCTATCCAGGGATCGATCGATCATCGTAATTGACCACGGAAGTGAGGCAAAAGCTATGTTTTCTAAAACTATAATGGTAGAAAAACGAGGGGGCATTTCTTCGCTACTTACCCACCTGGTATAATAAGCCATATGGAAGATCTGATTAAAAAATTAGAAAAATTAATTGAACTCTCTAAAGCGCTCAAGATACCAGTATCTCCTAGCGTCCCAAAGAATTCTGTAATACCAATATCCCCTGGTGTCCCAAAGAATTCTGCAATACCTAAAAATCCAGTACCGAAACTACCTAAAATTTCGCTACCAGGAACTCCTACGCAAGGAGGAGGCGGTAAGCCTACTAATTTACCAGGACCAAGTCCTATGTCTCACAAAGACCCTAAGAAAATCGCACAGCAAATAAAAAATGCTGAAAAACTTAAACAAACTATGCCAATGTTGAAATCTGAAGTAGAAAAGTTAGAATTAAGTAAAAATGGCCAGTGGAGCCTAAAACGCATGCAGGAGTTACATCCCGAAGAAGATGAGGGTGGAGAAGGAAAACTCTACCCATACCGACGCCAAGACTTACCAGATCAGAATAGACACCAAAAAACTTGGGCTAAATATAAAAAAATAGAAGAACCTGAAACCCAATATGAAGTACATGGATTGAATGATAAAACCAAACATTGGTCGGATGCCGGAGATGGCTCTATAGCACACTATGGTGATCATTTATCTGGATACCCCACTGAAACGGCAGCTCAATACCATGCCGCTAACGGTCCGGGCGAGAATCTTAGAGATCCCTACCCAACAGTCCAAATAGCCAAAGATCCAGGCAGCTCGTTTAATAGCGAACTCCACCAAGGACTATCAGAATCCAACGGCCATTACGCAGACGCTCGCGAGCCAAAAAACTTGGGCTATGAGCTGGGCGAAGCTACTAAACAGGTTATTGATGGCAGAGACACCTACCATGCGTTTCATGCGAGCCCAAGTGGTAAGTATACTCATGTCGGCCAATATGATATTGATCCAGAAAGTGGAGAAGTCGATTTAATGAACGGTTCTCATCACCCAGATCATGAGCACATACACCCAACTATGCAAAGTGCAATAAAAGATTTGGTGAGTCATCAAAAAGCCCAAGCAGACCACAGCAAATCCTTTGACGAGGCTAATCCACACATGTCTGATCTTCTCTACAGTGAAAATCCCGAAAAACTTACCATGCACAATAAGTCTTTCCAACATTTTTTAAAAACTGGTAAAGCTCTACCTTTTACTCCAGAAGAACATTTAGATCACATAAAACAAACAAATCCAGATCTCGGGGAAAAACTTGATCCATCAACCAAACATTAGTTAAGAGTGAGAGATTGTGGAAAAGCTAAAATTAGCTAAAAACGGTCAGTGGGAATTGATTGCAAAGAATGACGATGATGATCTCTCTGCTTACTTCACCCCTGCTTCTAAAGCAAAAAAGGCTGAAACGCCTTATACATTTAAGTATTCTCATTCTGCTGAACACTTGAATGCTCCAACAAAGGGAGCAACTATATCCACCAGTGGAGAAGCTCAAGAAGACTGGGGTGATCTTCCAGGCGATCGAAATCATTATTTCGATGTTTATCACGGCGATAAGCATTTAGGTAAACACTTGATAACCACTAGGCATTGGCCTGGTGATGATGCGCCTGATGTCGATGCTTGGGATCCGACGACCGACTCCGACAAACCCGGTGTGACGCAAGATGATCATCACAACGTGCTAAATCAAAGCCTTAAGCAATTGCACGCTAAGAATCCGCAAGTACACCTAGGAAGCGATACTAATAGTGCTAAAAATGCTACTAATTATCACTCTAAATTAGAGGAAGCCTTTACAAAAGAAAATACTTCAAAGGCAGGGAATTTGCATGAACGCGGTCTAGATCATATTAAAAATTTAGATCCAGCTCCCACCTTTCACTAATTAGTATAATTGGCTTATGGCCAAGAAGAAACCAAAATATAATAAAGATGCTGCGATCAGAGGGGCTTTAAGAAGAGCTTTCGCTAGATCACCATTTGTATATGAAATCGTCCAAGAGTCTAGAAGAGAAGTGCCTAAGTACAATAAAGACGGCAGTCTTGCTAAGAAACCCCATGTGCAGCGTCAATGCGAAGTGTGTTTACAGTGGGTAGGTAGCACGAAGATCGTAGTCGATCATATGTTGCCTGTTATCTCTGTGGAGGATGGGTTCCAAGATTGGAATGAGTTTATGGAACGTCTTTGGTGTGATCGCTCTAATCTCCAACGCATCTGTTCATCCTGCCACGATGTTAAAACTCAACAGGAAAGAATAGAGAGGTTGGTTATTAAGTACACTAAAGAATTAGATATATTAGAACTTACTTCTACACCTTCTACTTTTAAAGAGATAATAAAGCAACTAAATAAGTATATCTCTAAGAAGAAAAGTGAAGGTTTAATTGGAATTGCCACTCGTGCGGCTGATTTAAAAACCAAGATTCTTAAAAAATATGTATAACCCCTATCGGAAATAATATCTCATATCTAATAGGAGTTTCTATGGCTAAAGCATCTACTCGTAAAATATTATCTAAGTCGTTTCTTGATAACAATCAATCTGTTGATGAAGATACAGCTACACAACTTATTCTTAGGTCTATTCAGAAGATCCGCCTTGTAGAGGAAGAAAGAGAGCATGATGACCAGCTCGTGGCTGCTAAAAATATCGCAAAGGAGCTAGGATCGGCTTATAGTAGTGCTATTAAATACGAAAGAGCCAAAATTCAATATCTTTTAGAGAAGATTGGTGAAATTCAGGACGGATCAGTAAACCCTAGCTCAGGTGCTAATGCTTAACTGCACTCTATGGAGACTAAACTTCTATAAGTTTACAAAGCGGCCAAATTAAGCCGATATTCTGATAGAATTAATCTCTGGTGCAATTAACTCTATAAAAGGACATATTATGGAAAATCTTATTAAAACAGCTAATGGACAGTGGGAACTAGAGACCCTAGAGACCCTAGAGACCCTAGAGAAAACAACACGATCTAAAGTGCCAGATAAAGCCGTGCATTATCATACAGATGATAAAGGTACTCATTATTACCATATAAAAAATAAAGATGGCCGTAAGATTGGGGCCGCTGACTTTCATCCTGACGAGGACTCACCAGGGTTTTATGGTGCAAGTGAAAAGCACTGGGGTTCAGCCGCTGAAAATAAGGTCAGTGATCAAATTATGAGTCATGCTAGAAACTTTAAAAAATCCCTTGAAAGCGAGTCTTTTACTAAGAGTAGGAAGCCAGATTCAGTAGGCAATAAATAATGACGTTAAAAACCGATTATTTCGATGGCTTAACAGGCCTTCACACTAAGATGAATGATGCTTTTGATGCAGGGACAGCATTCGTTGTTACAAATTCAGTAACCCTATCGACTGATCTGAAGTCTGCGGCTGAACAAGGGAAAACCAAATTTGACGTAAGTTATCTTACTTCATTCAACCCTACATGGTTGAGAGGCAATAACGCGGACAATCTCTTACGCAAATCCTATTTTGCAGGCATTATTAAAGGCCTATCTGATGGTGATATCTATAGCCATGAAGTCGCCCTCGTCCTTGACGTATCCGATTCCCTAACAACAAAAGTCAAGTTCATGTTCAATTTCCAGACCACATAATAATAAATTATTTTTCCACCAAAACGGCACCTAAATGGTGTCGTTTTTATTTGTATAATGAAAACATGACAATTATAGCAGATAAAATCAATTTCTTGTGGCTCGATGTAGAAACAACCGGACTTGATCCGGTTCGTAATGACATCATACAAATGGCTTGTATTCCCGTGGTCAATGGCACCGAGGATACAAAGCACTTTAATGAGTTTTGTCAGCCATTTGATTGGAAGACGGTTGATGATAAAGCCCTTAGCATTAACAACATATCTAGAGATCAATTGTATAAGGCACAAGCCCCATCAGTTATGGTTGATCATTTTATCGCATATTGCAAGCAGTATGGTGTAAAGTTTACCATTGCTGGTTATAACGCAGAATTCGATAGAAACTTCTTATCAAATCTATTTAAGAAGTGTAGTCTTGAAAAAGAATTCAATGAAATATTCACCGCAGACCTACGAGATACTTATAAGCGTATAAAATCAATAAAAGCCCAATTGCCTACTGCAAATGTCAAATTAGCCACGCTATGTGCCCATTTTAACATCGCAATCAAGGCTCATGATGCTTTATCTGACATTTCAGCCACCATGAAGCTAGATAAGATCATTTCTGACATGCTCGGTGATGAGGATATTTCTAGTTACATAACTGAACACAAAGTTGACAGTTCTTTACAGCTAAAAGAGCCAGTCCAGCTGCATATGCACTCGAAGTACAGCTTCACCGACTCCTTGTCATCTGTAAGTGAAATCGTTGAGTGGTGTATTAAGACTGGGACCCCAGGTTTTTCTGTAGTTGATCACGGAAATGCCGCGTCTCTATTTGAAATGACGAAAATTCCAGATATCATTAAATCTATCAATAAGAAAACTAAATCAAATCATGCAAGCGACATAGTCCAAGGTATCCCTGGGACAGGTCTATATATCAAGCATAATGAGTCTTATTTCTATTTAAATGCTTGGGCTATTTCTAATACGGGATATAAAAATATCGTCAAATTGGCCTCAGAGGGTTGGACTTCTCGAATCACAATATCCCAACAAGAATTCCCAGTCCTTTCATTAGAACAAGTTTTTGCAAAAAAGGACGGCATCGTCTTCGGCGTTCCAGGTATTAACGGTCCATTTACTGACTTAATCGTTAAGAAAAACATTTCTGGCATAAAAGATCTGCTATTACTACTCAACGATAACTTAGATATAAGATTAGAACTTGCTGCTATAGATGTCTTTAAGTATTTTGACTCTAATCTGGGATTTATGAGTTATGGCATTGAAGGTGCTAATATGCAAAAGGCCATCAACAAGATGTATTGGATATTGGCCAATACATTTAACATCAAATGTATCCCCGTATCTGATTCGCACTATCTAGACCATAAAGATAAAGTAATTCATGACTGTGTTTCTAGGAACGCATATAAAGACCAGCGCCACTTCCTAGAATCTAGGCACCAACTGAATTCTAATGAGATATACACAATACTTCAATCCCACTTAGGCAATAAGATGTCTATTAAGGATTATTTGGTTTTAGTAAATAATACTTATGACATCGCTACACTAGCTCAAAGTGTTAATATTAAGCACGATTTCCATTTGCCAAAAATTGAGATTTCACAGGCCATTAAAGATCGTGAAAGTAACTACGACAATCAGACCTACATGCACACGCTCCAAAAGATCAAAGAACACGGGCGTTGGAATAACTCACCAGAGTACGTCGAACGATTCAAAAAAGAAATTGACGTTATCATGAAAAATGAAACACTCAACTTCCTCCCCTATTTTCTAGTCTATGAAGATGTCTGTACTTTTGCTAGATCATGCGATCTATTGCAAGGTATTGCTCGGGGTTCAGCAGGCGGTTCACTCTTGTCGTACTATCTAAAGATAATTCACATTGATCCCGTTGCATCTAAACTGCCGTTTGAGCGCTTCTTATCTCATGCTCGTATTAGAACAGGTTCTTTTCCAGATATCGATCTAGATATCGCTGACCGAGCAAGACCGATGGTCATGAAATTCTTACAAGAAAAATACAAATTAGGTTTTGCACAAGTCTCTACATTTCAAAAGGTGAAGACTAAAAATGCTATAAAAGATGCAATGGCAACTCTTTATGGTCGAAATCGCAACGATTTTGAAGTCAAGACGATATGTGATTTAATTCCGGATTCTCCCCAGGGATTGGAAGAATGGGATTTTCTATATGGCTATGTTGACCAAGAAGGTATAGCTCATAAGGGCCAAATCGAATCTAATGAGATGCTAAACAACTTCTTTCAACAGCGACCTGAAATTGAAGATATGGTTAAGAGATTAATTGGCTCTATTAGAAGCTATTCTCGCCATGCTTCAGCTTTTGTTATCTCTACGATTGATCTAGCAGACGGCAGAGTGCCAACAATGATTATGACCGATAAGGACCTAGGCGATATCTTGGTCACCCAATTTGATGCTCCAATGGTCGAAAAGAGCGGTTTAGTTAAAGCTGATATCTTAGGTCTTAAGACACTAACAATGACATCAGATTGTATTAAATTGATTAAATCAAATCATAATGTAGATTTCATGGAAGAAGTCAAAGGCGTCCCATTAGTGTATCGCCTACCAGACGAGGACGAAAGAGTGTTCTCTGATTTTTACAGAAGAGATACCGATTCATCTTTTCAATTTAACTCAGGTGTTATTAAGAAGGTAGTGGCTGATTTTACACCGACTAAAAAAGAACATTTATCCATCATGACGGCCCTAATGCGCCCAGGTGCGATGGACGCTCAAATGGACATTGGAACAGTTAAGAATAGAGTGCAAATTCAGAAAACAAACGAACATGTGGAATATCTAATGTCTGCTGCTGATTTCTATATCTCAGTGAGAAAAGGCTCAAATGAGGCATTCTATATCCACCCAGATCTCGCACCAATTCTTGAATCTACTTATGGCGTAATTGTATACCAAGAGCAAGTAATGCAAATCCTTGTTGAGATTTGCGGATACTCTCTAGAAGAAACAGATACGATTCGTAGTGCTATTGCAAAGAAAAAGCATGAAGTCATTATGGAGGCATTTAAACGAATTAGGGAGTCTACGGCTCAACGAGGTTGGAGTGAAGCTCAAGCTAATGCTCTTTGCCAGCAGATTCAAGCCTTTTCTAGATACTCATTTAACAAATCCCACTCCCATGCTTATGCTGAGCTTGGATACATTACAATGTATTTGAAGCAATATTACCCACTCGAGTGGTGGTGTGGCGTACTTAACAATGAGGATGATGCAGATAAGATTCGATCATATATTGTTAAACTAGCAGACAAGGTCTCACCACCAAGTCTTACAAACCCTAGTAAACTATGGTCCATTAATAATGGTAAGTTGATTGCTCCAATTTCGGCGATTAAAGGTATTGGACCATCAGTAGTAGATGAGTTGGTTGCCAAAGGTCCATTCCAAAATATTGAGGACTACATAGAGCGCGTCAATCATTCTAAAGCAAACATTGGGGCAATGTCTGCGTTTATTAAGTCTAGGGCTGCAGACGACATGATGGACCATTCAATAGTAGACTATATTGAGCGTAGAATAGCTTTTATGAATAAGTACACTAGTCTTAGAAAAAGCAAGACTACATTCAAGCCAGAGATGTTTACAATGAACTATCTCTCAATATTTCTAAATGAGCGCGAACTTAATGGTGCTTTCAATAAGAGTCTATTATCATCACCAGATCTAACAAATATCTTATTGTCTAAGTGGCCCGGTCTTAGAAAGACTGGTAGCAAACTGATACCTCTTGCACTTGGCCGATATAATGCAGAGACACAGAATGACGACTCGACCTATATCGTGCCAGATATCAAATCTGCAGAGATGATGCTATCTAGTGGTTCTGATAAAGAGTTCGGTTTGATAGGTCTATTTCAAGAGTCGAGTTTTGCCAGTGGTATCTCTAAGAAGTCTGGAAAGCCTTGGCAAAGACTATCAGTTACTGTCTCTGACGGCTATAACACAATGGAATGCACTTGGTGGGATAGAACAAAGCCACTTAGATTTGAAAAGAACTCAGTTATCTTCCTGAGAGGCATATTCAAACCAGGATGGAGAACGCCCGTCTCTATGCAAATAAAAGAGATTGAACGGGTAGAATAACCGCACACACCTTAGGAGGACCTATGTCAACAAGATTTACAGTCGTAAAAGAAGAGCCAAAAGATTTGGCAAAAGATACTTATATTATAAAAGCCCCTGATTTTTTAGAAGAAATTAAATCTAATAAAGGCCGTGAACCTCGCGGTGGTCACACTGCATCTACACACCTACGCTATATCGTAGGAACGATTGGTGCTAAGTATGATGCAGCGCTTGGTGCCTACTCCGTTAAGCCCCATCTATATGAGGGACGTAAATATGACTCAGATGTAGAACTATCTACGGTTGTCATCGAAATGCTCCAATCCCAATATCCAAAAATCTTTGAAAGCTATCTAGATCATAAAATTAAGCAACGTCCACCTAATACTAAGTTGATTTATTTCGTAGGCGGATACGACCATCTATCTCCATTTATGGCTAATGGGATTAGTGTAATTGATGAAAGCGATGTTGAAGAATTGCTGAATCTAAAGTCACAAAAAAAATCTAAAGCATAATATTTTTCCAAACTAAAGATGCCCTAGTTTTACTCAAAAGACTAGGGCATCACTGTATATAATTCATTTTTTGTATAATTTATTTATGCAGATTGTGGTATAATTAAACTGCCAATGTTTGGCCAATAACTATCTATGGAGTATATCTATGAGTGCAAAAATCAAATTGAATCTCGAATCCCTAAAAGCTCGTCGTGAGTGGAAGCGTCACAAAGTGACTGACGGACATAATGTGTTCCGCATCTTGCCTCCATTTGGAGAAACCTCTAATGGCTATCCATACCGCAAATGGCAAATCATTTGGGGTCTTAATAACCCAGAAGATGGACGTATGCGCCCTTATGCATCGTCAATGACCTCAGAAAAAGCATGCCCAGTTACTGAGTATACCAATCAACTTAAAGAAAAACTAGACACCCTTCGCGCTAAGCTTCAGACTGCAGGTACTGCAGAAGAAACTATCAAAGAGCGTCTTGCTGCACTGTCTAAACTTATTGGCGATTTGTCTCCAAAAACAGTTTACATCTATAACGCTGTAGATAAGGCAGGAGACGTTGGTCTTCTTGAGCTTAAATCTACTGCTCATAAGAAAATGAAAGCAGAAATGCTAGACTATGTTAGGGTATATAACCAAGATCCAACATCTCTAAACTCTGCCGACAACGATTCAGGTGTTTGGTTTGACGTTATTCGTACTGGTCTAGGTCGCGATACTGAATATGACGTCAAGAAATGTCAAATTCGTGTTAAAAATGAAGCAGGAAAACTGTCGTTTGAAGATGATCGTGCCGCGCTTACCGATAGCGTAGTAGATTCTTTTGATGATCTTGCTTACAATCTGTCTACCGTATACCAAGTCAAGACATATAAAGAATTGAAAGAAATTCTTGATGCCAATATGAATGACATCATTCGTGCCATTCCAGATGCTGATCTAAACGCGTCTATGTCGGTTCTGGCCGTAGTACCAATGACTAAAGCTAAACCAACAGCTAAAGTAACACTTAAGATCGAAGATCCTGAGGATTCTGAAGACGACGCTCCTTTCGCACAAACACCAGTGCGTGCTGCTACACCAGTAGTTAAAAAAGCTGCGCCATTAGTCACACACGACGAAGATGATTTTATTAAACAAATGGAAGCACAACTTCTTAAATAAAGGGCAAATCAATGAGCGAATTACAATCAGTTGATGTAACCGCTCTTGCCCAGTACCTAGACAAAGTCGGACAAATATCTACTGTAAGTAGGGTAATGGGTCCGACTTTGTTGAGGGATCTTATTGAAGGGCAAGATGTTGCTGGTGCGTTATTGGCTAGGGCTATTCGTGAAGAAGGCAAGGCAAAAGCCCGTCTTGATCATGCTAGGGCCGTAGCATACCTAGAGAGAGCCGCAGAGTACTTGAAAGATCGCAGTGTTAAAGATACCAGCGAAGCTAGAAAGATGTACACAGACATCGATCCTGATGTTATGAAGGCTCTAGATTACAGAAGTATGACAGAAGCAATGGTTGCACTATTGAAAAATAAACTTAGCATTATTCGCCAAGCTCACGACGATCTAAAAAAGATTATCTATGGCGATAATAATGGAACAAATTGGGATGGTATGTAATATGTCTAAATGGCTTTCAAAATTAACTTCGGACTTTGGTGTTGTGGCTGCAACACTCGATGCTAAACTTCCACCAGTAGTTCCAACTAGGTCTCCATCGCTGAATTGGGCGACGAGCATCGGCGGTTTTCAACCAGGTAAAGTTTCTGTTCTATACGGACC